AAAAACTATTACGAGTCCACTAACACACTTAAGAAACGCAGCTAGTGCAGCTGCATTTAAATTTAAACGTAAGAAAAAAGGTAAAGAATAATGAGTGATTTAAAAGCTCAAGAAAAATTAACCAACGGTAAAGGTTGGAAACAAGTGCTTAAAGAAGCTAATAAAAAAGTTTTAACTAAGTATAAAACCAAAGCTAAAAATATCTTGGGCGGCATGAAAGTTGTTGCTAGTAAAATAAAAGGAGACAATTAGGATGAGACAAAACGGAGTAAGATCTAATGTTCGTTTTCCCTATGGTTCCTCTAAAAGAGTGAAGAAATCTAAAGGTGGTCAAGGCTACAATGCTAGACTTGATGAATCTTTAGGAGCAAGAGATGGTAAAAAATCTCAAAGCTTTAAAGCTCGAAGAGATGAATCTAAAGGCATGGAAAAAGCCGCGGGTAAAAGAGCATATTCTGCAATAGATAAGTCATAATGGCTTCAAAATGGATGCAAAAAGCTAGTGCTTCTATTAAACGGAGAGGTACTAAAGGTAAATGTACACCTATTACGAAAAAAGGATGTACAGGTAGAGCTAAAGCTTTAGCTAAAACTTTTAAGAAAATAGCAGCTAAAAGAAAACATGCTGCTGATGGCGGATATATGGGATCAAGTATAAGCGGTGAGTATGCTGGACACAATTTATCTAATCCGAGTTATAGAAAATACTATAAAGGAATGCTTAATTAAAAATATAAAGGAGTTAGAATGGAATTAGACTTAATAATAAAAATACAGAGACAATTAAAACAACTTTATCAAAACATTGGTGACTCAATGGTTAGTGGTGGGGTTGACAATATGGAGAAATACAAATATATGTTAGGGCAGGCACATGCCTATCAGTATATTTCTCAGGAAATCTCTAACCTGCTAAATAAAAAGGAGCAAAAAGATGAAAAAGGAACAGTCGTTAACCTTAGTTCCGCCAATTCAGGGAAACCTAAAGGCGGAGGTACCAAAACATAATCACGCGTTAGAAGAAAAATATAAGTCAGAAAAACCAGCTAAACCAAAAGAAACAAAAAGATTAGATCCTGAATCAATTAAAGGTGTAATTGATGAATTACCAAATCCATCAGGATATAGACTTTTAGTTTTACCCTTTACCCCAAAGGAGAAAACTAAAGGTGGAATTATTTATGCCCAAGAGTCTTTAGACAAAGCAAGAATAGCTACGAACTGTGGTTATGTTTTAAAGATGGGTCCATTGGCTTACTTTGATCGTGAAAAATTTTCAACAGGGCCATGGTGTAAAAAAGGAGATTGGGTGATCTTTGCAAGATATGCAGGATCGCGATTACCAATAGAAGGCGGAGAAATCCGTATTCTCAACGACGACGAAGTTCTGGGTACTATAAAAGATCCAGAATCAGTGTTGCATTACGTATAACATAGGAGGACTATGCAAGACAAAGACGAAGTAAAAACGGAAAAAGAAGAAGTAAAAAAAGACGAACTTATGGTTGATATTGATACTTCTGGTCCAGGAGCTGAAGTAGAGCTTGAAGACAAGAAACCAGAAGGTGAAGTAGAGACAAAAGAAGAAGTTCCTAGCGACTCGACGCCCGCTGCTGAACCTGTAGAGGAGAAGCAAGAAACGAGTGACGAGAAACCGGTAGAAGAAAAAAAAGACGAGGATGTAAAGCCTGTAGAAGAAAAGAAAGACGAATTAGAGAGTTATAGTAAAGATGTTCAAAGAAGAATTTCTAAGTTAACTAAGAAATGGAGAGAAGCAGAGAGGCAAAAAGACGAAGCCATTACTTATGCTAGGTCTCAAAAAGACGAGCGAGAAAAACTCCAGAAGAGATATTCTTCAGTTGAACAAGCTGGTGTTAAAGACAGAGAAGAACGAATTAAATCTGGTCTACAAGCAGCAACAGCTAAGTTAGCCGCAGCTAAAGAGTCAAGTGATCTTGTCGCTGAAGTTGATGCTAATAAAGAAATTGCAAGACTAGGATACGAAGAAGCTAGACTTGCAGAAACAAAACAAATGGCAGAAGAAGCAGGGAAATTAGAGGGACAAGAGAAGAAACCTACAATTTCACCGCAACGAACTGTTGTAGCAGATCCTAAAGCAGAAGCTTGGGGAACTAAAAACAAATGGTTTGGCGCGGACACTGCAATGACGTACACTGCATTTGATTTACATAAAAAACTAGTGGAAGACGAAGGCTTTGACCCACAGTCGGACGAATATTATGGTGAAATTGATAGAAGAATAAGACTTGAATTCCCCCAGAAATTTGATACAACTAAAGTTAAGGTTCAACAAGATACGACCAAACCGACGCAAATAGTCGCTTCAGCGAAGCGCAGCGTAAACACACCAGGTCGCTCAACCGTGAGACTCACACCTTCTCAGGTTACTATCGCAAAAAAATTAGGAGTGCCATTAGAAGAGTATGCGAAACAATTAAAACTCACGAAGGAGGCATAAGCATATGACCAAAGACGACATAAAAACTTCTCGTGCGAGCCAGTCTAGAGACAAAGTTAAAAGACCTACGACTTGGACTCCACCATCATCTTTAGATGCACCACCTGCGCCGGATGGATTTCGACACAGATGGATAAGAGCCGAGGTAGTTGGCTTCGACGATACAAAGAACATGTCAGGTAAATTTAGATCTGGCTGGGAACTTGTTCGTGGAGATCAATATCCAGACGCAGAATATCCAACTGTAACTGAAGGCAAATACTCAGGTGTCATCGGAGTTGGCGGCCTGTTGCTGGCAAGGATACCGGAAGAGGTTGCAAAATCTAGAGAAGAGTTTTTTAGAAAACAAACACAATCTAGAGAAGAAGCAATAGACAACGACCTTATGAAGGAACAGCACTCTAGCATGCCGATTAATGCTGAGAGACAAAGTCGTGTAACTTTTGGTGGTTCGAAGAAAAATTAATTTTTTTACGATACCAACATTCGAGACGCGATGCTATAAAACTTAAATAAGGAGTAAAAATATGGCAAATCAAGACAGTGCTTTTGGCTTACGAGCTATAGGCAAAGTTGGCCAGAATAGAGACAACCAAGGTTTAAGTGAATTTAGTATTGCAGCAAGCTCAAGCGCAATATACCAACACGATCCAGTTAAAGCATTAGCTACTGGATACATTGGTGTAGCGGGCGCGGGCGACACATTATTAGGATCACTAAACGGTGTCTTTTTCACTGACGCTAACACATCGAAACCTACATGGGGTAATCACCTTAAGGCTTCCAACACTGCAACAGACATTGTTGGATTCGTAAGTGACGACCCTTATGAAAGGTTCGAAATACAGTCTGACGCAGCGATGGCGGTAGCGAGTATCAACTTGAACATGGACTTAGTCTATGCAGCAGGTGCTACACCGAATTTCAACTCAAAAGTTGAAGTTTCGCAAACTAACGCAACAACTAACTCAAGACAAATCAAAGTAATAGGAGTGACTAAAGATACTCTCAATAACCAAAAGACGAATGCAACTACGTATTCGACTAATGTTAATGTTATTGGAGTTATCAACGAGCACTTCCTTAAAACAACATCAGGAGTATAGGAGTATAAATTATGGCAATAAGTAGAGGACAATTAGTCAAAGAACTAGAGCCAGGATTGAATGCACTATTCGGCCTGGAATACAAGCGGTATGAAAATCAGCAAACTGAAATTTTCGATACAGAATCATCTGACAGAGCTTTTGAAGAAGAAGTTATGTTATCTGGTTTCGCAAACGCTCAAGTTAAACCAGAAGGTTCTGGAGTAACTTTTGACAATGCACAAGAAACTTTCACTGCTAGATACACGCATGAAACAATAGCTCTTGCATTCGCTATCACTGAAGAAGCGATCGAAGACAATTTGTATGACAGACTTGCGTCTAGATATACAAAAGCTTTAGCAAGATCTATGGCAAACACTAAACAAGTTAGAGCAGCCAACGTATTAAACAATGGTTTCGATTCTAATTTTGTTGGTGGTGACGGAGTTGAATTACTATCAACTGCTCACCCAACAATCGCTGGCACAGTAGCTAACGAATTATCAACTTCAGCTGACCTTAACGAAACATCGTTAGAGCAAGCGTTGATTGATATCGCAGCACTTACTGACGAACGTGGTTTAAAAGTTGCAGCTCAAGGAAGAAAAATGATTATTCCTTCTGAGTTACAATTTACTGCTGAGAGATTATTTAAATCTCAAGGTAGAGTTGGTACTGCTGACAATGACATCAATGCTGTCAAATCAATGGGAATGGTTCCACAAGGTTATGTGGTTAACAATTTCTTAACTGATACTGACGCTTGGTTTCTTAAAACTGACGTTCCTAACGGAATGAAAATGTTTGTTAGAGCACCAATTAAAACTGCTATGGAAGGCGATTTTGACACTGGAAACGTTAGATACAAAGCTAGAGAAAGATACAGCTTCGGCTGGTCTGACCCTAGAGGTATCTTCGGTTCACCAGGTGCGTAA